ATTGTATATAACGAGAAAAATTATAAAAAATTACAAGAAAAAGCAGACGTTGAAGAAATTGATGAAGATAAAACAATTATATACGACGTAATGCGTGAAGCTGAAGAAGCATCAACTCCTAATAAATTTATAGATCAATATGTAAAATATGTTGATACTCATCTTTACCAGTTATTTCCTAAAACAAATGATGCTAAAACAGCAGATGCTATAATTGAATTATTTCGTAAACGTGAATCGTTAGAAATATTTAATAAAAAAGCATTATATATTTACATCCGTGAAATAACCGATACTACTACTCCACAAGTAACTAAGATTACTAAAAAGCTTAAAACATTATATGTTAGGTTATATAATGAATATTATGAGCACGGTTATGTAAAAATTTAATATATTTATATTTATTGCAAATAATATTATGGCTAATTTTGATGACGTAAAATTATTCGGTGACACTAGTCTATCTGATATATTCAAACAAATACATAAGAATAATAAAAAGATAGACGGTCAAATCGAAAGTTTAGTAACTGCTCTTAAACCCCTTGTAAGCTCAGCGGGTGAAGCAGTAATGGTAATGCCTGTTGTAAAGGATTTAATTGATGTAAATGTTAAAAATAACGATCAATTAGTTAAAATGGCTGGTATAGCACAACGTGCTGTATCTGCAAATTCATCTAATTCGGATTCATTTTTTGATCCTAACGAAATGCAAGCGTTATTGGACGAACATAAATCAACACAAGAAACAAGTAGTAAATTACTTGAACAAGGTGAAACAGTTAAAAAACAAATTGAAGGATAATGTCAGTTTCTACATCTAATAGAGTAAATCAACCTGGTTACGCTTCTGTATTAACTAATAATATTACAACTAATTTAGAAAGTAATAATATTGGTAGAGTTGTTGGTATAATATTAGATAAAATGTCTCCGGGTATTGATGATCCAAGATTAAATGGTCTCGCTGATATAGGAGCTATATTTTACCAACCTTATTTTCCTGGTACTGAAGAAATTTACAAAATTCCTATAGGAGAAAAATATGATAGAAAAGAATATATAAATTTTTTATCAAAATCTTTAGTAGCTAAACCTAGTACTACTAGTATAAAAAAATTCCCATTAATTGGAGAACTAGTAATGTTAAATGATGCTCCAAATACTTTATTTGGAACTATTAAAGAAGATCAATCTCCAAAAATTAAATATTATAGTCCATCACCAATATCTGTTTGGAATTCTGTAAATTCTAATAATGAATTTAATAATCAAGAAGTTATAGCAGGTAAATATTTTACTCCATCATCTGTATCATCACTAATACCATTTGAAGGAGATCAAATGATTGAAGGAAGATCTGGAAATACTATTCGCCTTAGTAGTAGTTATCCTTTAGCTAATAACTGGTGGAATAAAGCATCAAATAATGGTGATCCTATTACTATAATAAATAATGGACAGAAAAAAACAGGATCTATAGAACCTATTATAGAAAGTCTTACAGACTTTGATACTTCTAATATAATATTATCATCTACTCAATATATTCCTATTAAACCAAAATATATAGCAAATCCTATAACATCTACTCCAAATCCTGAATATTATAATTCGTCTCAAGTTATATTAAATGCTGATAAAATAGTATTAAATTCTAAAGATAATGATATTGTATCATTTTCAAATAATAATATAGAAACATATGCTACTAATTATGTAACATTAAATGCTGGTGAAGCTATTTCATTTAATAGTAAAAAAATATTATTAGGTCAAAACAATAATAGCTCTGTTTACCCATCTCAACCAGCAGTATTAGGTGGAAATTTACATGCTGTATTAATTTCTATTATTGATGCTATTCAAAGATTATCAACAGATTTAAAAAGTGTTAAATCAACATCTGTATATGATTCAAATATAGCAGGTCAATTTAATGTTATAGGTCAAAAATTACAAGATATTAATAAAAGTTTAAAATTAATAAAAGACCCAAAAACAACACCTTTTTCAAATGTTGTATATTTAAAAAATAATAATTAATGGCTGACTACATAAATGATATAACTTCATTAGCTTCTCAAAATGTTGAGATATCTCAAACAATTTTACAAATACAGAATGAATATAACGGTATCATTCAAACTATAGGGAAACTTAAAGATGGTTATAAAATAGCTCAAGATTATATTAACCAAACCCCAACAGGTAAAGTTAAATTAACTTTAAAACTTGAAAATAGTAGAAAAATAGAATTTCCGTTATTAGAATTAACATATAAAGCAGAACAACTTAAAGCAAAACAACAATTAGCATCTAAAGCAATAACTCCTGAAGAATATCAAGAATTATTAAAATCATTAGAAGATAAATATGCAACTGAAAAAAATTCTTTAGAACAACAACAAAATAATTTACAAAAAGAATTAGATAATTTAGATAAAGAAAGAGAACAAAAACGACAAGAACGTAAACAGAAAAAAGCTGAAAATGATCAATTTAAAAAGAATATTCAACGTGAAGCTAAAGCAGCATTGTCAAATTTAACTCATCTTAAAACATTAGTTGTAAAACAAAAAGCAGCAGCCTTAGCTTTAGTACCAGTATATCTTCCAATTTTACTATCATTTTTAACTACTTTAGCTTTAAGATATATTAAAATAGTAAGTGATTTAGATAATCAGATAGATGAATTAAATGTATATATAGACGAAATTAATAATAATCCAACTCCTGAAACTACACAAATAGCAATTCAAAGAAAAAATACATTATTAAATAGAATAGATTCAGCTGAAAAAACATTTAAAACTTATTCTACTATATTGAATGCACTAGAAATAATTTCAACAATAGCTTCAGTAGCATTAGGAATATATACTAAACTTAAAGAGGTATCTGCTACTTCTCAATTACAATTAATATCAAAATCACCACCAAATCCAATTACTAACTTCGCAGCAATAAGTTTAGAAATAACAAAATTTAAAGCTCAAGATCTTCAAAAAAGATTTGAAAATATATTATCTACTTTAATTCCTTCACTATCTGTAGCTTCATTACAATTTAATGATATTGTTTTTGAATTAGGAACATTAAGAGATAAAATTAATATTATAGAAGCTAGATTAGAAAATTCACCACAATCTGAAAATATATTAGTTAATCCTATTATAAAAAGTGGACTTTTAGATATAACTTATCAAGGATTTAAATTTGCTATACGTGAAGATAATAGACCTAACTCCCCATCAGTAAATGGAATATATAGACATTACGGTGTTGCTATTGATACTAATGGTATTGAAGTATTAAGAACTGATTCATCTTTTACACAAGATACACAAATATTAGTAGATCAATTAAAATTAATAATAGATACACAAAATTTAAGAGCTTAAAATATTTATAGATATGAATGCACAACAATTTAAAAAATTAATTAAAGAAGCAGTTCGCGACGCCGTTCGTGAAGAGCTACGTGCTGTTTTGAGTGAAAACCAACAACCATTACAAGAAACAAAAACATTTTCTTTTAATAGTAATGACGTAATGAAAGGTGGTTTACCACAAGACGCACGCAATTCATTAAGAGCTAAAATGGGAATGGAATTTGGTTTCCAACAACCACAATTAAATGAATTAAAAGTAATAAATGCTGTTGATGAATCAACTGGTGAAAAAATTAACCCATTTGCTGCTTTTATAGCAGATGCCGCAGCTAATATGTCACCAATGGACAGATCAGGATTAAGAAATTTAGACTAATATGCCTTTAAATCAAACAACACAGACTAATCCTATTAATCTTAATAAAAATATTGCTATAGGAATAGCATTACCTTTTAATGCTCCTTCAGCATTTAGAAGTACGTATGATTTTAAAGAACAATTAAAATATAATTTAATCAATCTTCTTCTTACAAGTAAAGGTGAAAGAATATTAAATCCTAACTTTGGAACAAATATTAGAAGACAATTATTTAATCAAATGGATTCTGATACTTATGCTGCTTTAACAGAAGAAATATCAGATACTGTAAGAATTTATATACCACAAATAACAATAGAAAAGTTAGACGTAATACCTTCATATAATACTAATACACTTACTGTTAATTTAACTTATAGAGTAAATATATCTAACGAAAAAGACACAATAACAATTAATTTTGAAGAGTAATGGCTAGTAATACTACAAATATATCATATTTAAATAAATCTTTTGGTGACTTTAGAAGTACACTATTAGATTATGCTAAAACTTACTACCCAACATCTTATAATGATTACTCAGAAACTTCAATTGGTTTGATGTTTATTGAGATGGCATCATATATTGGTGATAATTTATCATTTTATCTAGATACTCAATTTCAAGAAAATTTACTCAATTACGCTAAAGAAAAAAATAATTTAGTTAATATAGCATATAGTTTAGGTTACCAACCTAAAATGTCATATGCTTCTGCTACAACTTTAGATGTATATCAATTAATTCCTAATACAACTCTTAATGGAGAGTTAGTTCCTGATTATAATTACGCTATAAAAATCCCAGCAAATTCTGCTGTAAATAGTACAAATAATGTTAATTTTTTAATTACAGAAGACGTAGATTTTTCAGTAGAACAAGGTAGAGAAACATTATATTATGATGCTAGTTATTTTATTTCTAAAAAACAAGTAAAAGCAATCTCTGCTGAAATTAAAACAAAAACTTTTACATTTGGTTCACCTGTTAAGTTTACAAGTGTAAATATAGATGATACAAATATATTACAAATTTTAAGTGTAGTAGATAGTAGTAATAATATGTGGTATGAAGTACCATATTTAGCACAAAGTGTAGTTACAAATGATACTATAAATAATACATCTGATAATAATTTAGTACCTTATGTTTTAGGATATAAACAAGTACCCCAACGTTTTGTAAGTAGATTTATTGATGATAACACTTTACAATTACAATTTGGAGCAGGTACCTCTACTTCAGCAGATAATGTATTATTACCAAATCCTGATAATACTTCTATAGGTACTATACCTTATATATTCAATAATAATTTTAATAAAATTAATGTATATCAAGCTAGAGAATATGGATTAGCACCATCCAATACTACTTTAACTGTAACTTATTTAGTTGGTGGTGGTATAACATCAAATTTACCAGCTAACTCAATTAGTATAAAAGGATTTACTTTAAGTGATATAAGTTTTTATTCATTTAACCCTGCTACTAATTTACCATTTGCTACTACATTATTTAACAGTTTAGTATTTAATAATCCAAGTTCATCTGTAGGAGGTAGAGATGGTGATACAGCAGAAGAAATTAGACAGAATACGTTAGGAGCATTTTCAGCACAAGATCGTGTTGTAACTAAAGATGACTATGTAAATAGAACTTTAAGTATGCCTAGTCAATATGGTGTTATTTCTAAAGCATATGTTGAAAATACAAACCAAAAACTATCAGACGGTTCTATAAATTATTCAGCATTAGACTTATATGTTTTATCTTATAATACTGATAAACAATTAATACCAGCAACTTCAACATTAAAAAATAATCTAGCAACTTATCTAAATAATTATAGAATGTTGACGGATGCTATTAATATTAAAGACGCATATTATATTAATATAGGCGTTAATTTTGATATTACTACAATTCCACGAGTATCTAATAGAGAAGCATTAAATGCTTGTATAAACGCTTTAAAAACACATTTTTCTATAGATAATTGGCAGATTAATCAACCAATAATATTAGCAGACATATATTCAGTCTTATTACAATTACCACAAGTACAATCAGTACACAATGTACAAATAACAAATTTACAAGGTGGTAATTATTCACAATATGGATATGATATATTAGGTGCTACTAGGAACAATATAATATATCCATCAATAGATCCTTCAATATTTGAAGTAAGATTCCCTGATGTTGATATACAAGGACGAGTAATAACATACTAAAACAAAATAAACTATGAATCTAGAAAAACTAAAAGGACATGTTCCAGACGCGGTAATTACAATGTTACCTGACACAATCGCAAAATTTGAATTAAACACTCCATTGCGTTTAGCACATTTTCTAGCTCAAGCTGGTCACGAAAGTGGTGGTTTTAAAGCTGTAAATGAAAATTTAAACTATGGCGCTAAAGGTTTACGTGGTATCTTTGGAAAATATTTTCCAACAGATGCTAAAGCTGCTTTATATGAGCGCAAACCTGAAAAAATCGCTAATTTAGTTTATGGTGGTAGAATGGGTAATGGTCCTGAAGCATCAGGTGAAGGATATAAATTCCGTGGTCGCGGTTATATCCAATTAACTGGTAAAGATAATTATGTTGCTTTTGGTAAAGCTATTAACGAAGATTTAACAGTAAATCCTGATTTAGTAGCGACTAAATATCCATTAGCATCAGCTGCATGGTTCTTCCATAAAAATGGTTTACATAAAATAGCTGACGAAGGTGCTAACGAAGCAACAGTTACTAAAGTTACAAAACGCGTTAATGGTGGAACAATCGGTTTAGCTGATCGTTTAAAACACTTTAATGAGTATTATGCTTTATTAAAATAATATAAAATAATATACACTTTAAGGCCTCACGTAAAAAGTGAGGCTTTTTATATTTATACGTAGTAATTATACATTATGGCAGTATATAAAATATTTCCTGAAAAATCAGCAACCTTATATTCATTCTACACAGCTTCTAATGCTGGATTAGATGAAATATTAGAAACTAGTATATATAAAGCAAGTGATGATACTGCACAAGTATCTCGTGCTTTAATTAAATTTCCAACAACTGAAATTAATAGTACTATTACTAATCTAGTAGGTACTGCATCTTATGATGCTTATTTAAAATTATATTTAGCAGACGCTAGTGAAATACCATTAGACTATACTTTATATACTTATCCTGTTTCTGCAGATTGGAATAGAGGTACTGGTAGAATTGGTAATAATCCACCAACGGTTGATGGTGTTAGTTGGGGATGGAGAACATTTGAAGGTGGAACAGCATGGTCAAGTGCTGGTGGAGATTATAACTTATCTTACCCGGCATCTCAATCATTTGTATTTTCAGATTCTAAAGATATAGAAATGAAAGTAACCCCAGCTGTAGCGGCTTGGAAAGCAGGAACTATTAGTAACTATGGATTTTTATTAAAAAATCAAACATCATTAGAATTTCAAACATCATCTGTTTATGAATTAAAATATTTTTCCGGTAATACCCATACCATATATCCACCATGTTTAGAAATAAGATGGAATGACTTTAGATATAACACAGGTTCATTATCATTAGTTACATCAGCTGAATCTGTATTCTCATTAGCTAATAATAAAAATGAATTTCAACAAGATTCAGTTCAACGTTTTAGAATAAATGTTAGAGATCGTTACCCAAGTAGAACATTTAGGACACAATTTACATATAATAACAATAAAGTAATGCCAACTGCTTCTTACTGGTCAATAGTAGATTTGGATAGTCAAGAAATTGTCGTAGATTACGATACAACATATACTAAAATTAGTGCTGATCCATCAGGTAGTTATTTTGATGTTTATATGAATGGTTTAGAACCAGAACGTTATTATAAATTATTATTTAAAACTACTATTGCTGGTAGTACAATGATTTTAGATGAACAATACTATTTTAAAGTTATTAGATAATGGCTAATATAGAAATACAATCTACAGTTGTAGGAAATGATTATAATAAAGTAATTGACACTGAATTTAAAACATTTATAACAAACCCAGTAATTGATGTTTTAACAGTTGATGAATTTTTTCAAAATTATGAAGATATATTTTATCAAATACCTAAAGAAGGAGATGTAAATTCTCATCAATATATTTTAAATAGAACTTTAGAATATTTAAATCTTAAATTATCTAATGATGAAGAAATTCAGTTATTATTAGATGAAATTACAAGTTTGAGGAGACAATTATTACTTGACGCTGAGGTTATAGCACAAACACAAACAACTTAATAAATGGCTAAAATAAATTTTTTAGGAAATATTGAAAGTTCTGAAATAATTAACAGATTTAATTCTGATGATTTATCTTTAACAGGTACTCAAATAATTAATTCAAATTTTAATCCAGATACAGATTATATTGAGTATGTAATTTATGATACTGCTGGTAATTTTTTAAATATAGATTATTCATATACTAATTATAAATTACCAAATAATTCTAGTCTTAATGTAGGTGGTTCTTATCCTCAATTAGATATTGAACCTATAGAGGATTTAAGAACATATTCAGATTATGGTGAATTTATATCTCAATATAGTTTCTTTAAACCACAAATATCTGATGTTGTTAATCAAGATTTATTTATAAAAGAAATATCTCCTGATCGTACTGAAATTAAGGTAGCTTCTGTTAATTTAACTAAAACTGAATTAGAAAATCAAACTAGAGCTTTAATAAATGATAAAGATAGTGTTCCTTATTTAAAAACATATTTATTAAATTTTGGATTAAATGATGTATATGTAATAACTAACATTGCTTTAGATACTACTAATCCAATAGAATCATATATTTACTTTAAATTATATGAACCTTTACCATCAAACATAGCTGAAAAAGCACAATTTTGTGTAGTTGAAGAAATTACTAATTCTTATAAATTTAATATTAATTTAGCTACTGAAATTTTACCTGATCCTTTACCACAATTAAAAGGACCTAATTTTGATGTTGATATAAATTTTAAGAAAAATACTTTACCAACCCAATATGAATCATATAGTACTTTATTGCAATTTACTGGTTCATCATTACATGCTATACTAAATCATTTAGATCAAACATCTATTGACATTAATGTAGATTATACTGATTTTACTAATTTTTCTAGATTTGGCTCAGCTCAAAAACGTGTTGAAAATTTTTATAATAAAGTAAAACAAATAGAGGATTATAATAATTTTATTACAACTTATACTCCGTTTGTTGCTACTACAGCAAGTTTACAGTTACAAATTAATCAATACTCATCTAGTATTAATGATATAGTTTCTAAATTTGATGGATATGAAAGTTATTTATATCTTCAAACAGGATCTAATACATATCCTCACTCAAATAATACTGTACCTTATATACAACAATCAACTGGATCTGCAGCTGCTATAGCATGGTACACCGCTCAAACAGATGCTGCTATATATTATGATACTAACAATCAAGATAATTTAGTATTTTTAATACCAGAATATATTAGAATTGATGAAAATAATGCCCCATATTTAACATTTGTTAATATGATAGGACAATATTTTGATAATATTTACATCTATTTAAAATCAGTAACTGATTTATATAAAAGTTATAACAATTTAGAAGAAGGTGTATCTAAAGACTTAGTATATTATGCTTTACAAGATTTAGGAGTTGATATATATAATAGTAATGAAGATGATGATTTAAGTACATATGCTATTGCTGTAAGTGGTAGTAATATCCCGTCAAAAGATTTAGTTGCTGAATTATACAAACGTATTTACCATAATATTCCTTTATTATTTAAAGGTAAAGGTTCACGTCGTGGTATGCAAGAATTAATTACTACTTTTGGTATTACAGGTAGTATATTAAATATTAAAGAATATGGTGGTGATTCTAATACACAAGCTTCTTTAATTGATTATAGTAATTCTAAAGTAAGAATAATTGATAATTCAATTTATAATCAAAGTTATTATGGTGCTACAGGTAGTGTTTTATCTCCTGATATTAGATTATCAATAGATAATACTTATACTAATTATAAAAATGATAGTGATAGAGTAGATATTTCATTTTCACCTTATAATCAAATTGATACTACTATCTCAGCATCAATTGCAACAACATATCCTACATTTAGCATAGATGATTATATAGGTGATCCTAGAAATGCATCTCAAACTGAATATGGTGTTTTAAATTCTATTAGAGAAACAGCAATTGATTCATCTTTTACATTTAAATATGACATAAACGGGTTTATCCAACTTATTAAGTTTTTTGATAATACATTATTTAAAATGCTTAAAAGTTATATTCCTGCTAAAGCTAATTTAAATGAAGGTATTACAATACGTCAACAAGCATTAGAACGTATTAAATTTAAACGTAACGAACCTAATGTAACTGAACAAACAGTTTATGATGCAGAATATAATGCTCCTGAAATAACTGAAGATAATACTTATTTGTATAGTGATTTAGGTGGAAATAAATCAGCATTTTATACGGGTGAAATAACTGGAAGTAATCTTAATATAGGTGAAGAATATGCGGTTCAAGAAAATCCTTACACATTACCTACAGGTATTATAGATCAAAATTTATTTGCTCATACAGATTATAATGTTTTACTAAATAATGTTTCTTCAAGTATATTATCATTAGATAGATTTAAAATTGAAACTATTCCAACATATTCATTAAATTATACAAATCCTCAACAAAATTATATAACTATTCCACTTCCTGGAGGTGGAAGTATTAATATACCTTTACCCATAACATATGATACATATTCAATAGTTAATTATAACATTTTAACACCAGTCGAATTGCAAGATTCATATGAATCATTATCATCATATCAATTATCAAGACATGAGGGTGTTAAACTAACTGGTTTAAAATATAATACCTTTTCAACACAATCATCAACATATGGTGGTGATATATCTTATGGTAATAATGCTGTTATAGATAGATATTCTAGTAAAATTGGTATGTTTACATCAGTAGATACAAGTTCAGTCTTTTTAAATAAAAGTGATGTTACTTTAAAATATTTAATTGATATAAATGGTAATATAACTGAATTAAATGGAAGTAATTACTACTGGCAGGATGTTCAAAGTATATTTGAAGATTCTACTTTAACTGTTTCTTTATTTGACCCTAAAAAATATGGTAATCAAAGAAGATTAGACGGTACTAAAAATATATATTCTAGTGGGTATTCATATTCTCCTATTTTATATTATACTGGTAGTGATAGATATCTTTATTTTAGAGTAGCTGAAGGAGAAGATAAATTTTTATTTTTATCTAATCAATCACCTCAACTTATTACTTCTTCAATTTATACAAATGCAACAAGATTTAAATTTTCTCCAACTTTTAATTCAGTAGTATTTAATGATTTAAATTTATATAAAACTGGTTCATCTACAGTAAGTTCTTCATTTACTTCATCGTATAATGGTACTTATGTATTTAATACAGTTTTAAATTATTCATTTAATGGTCCAACTGAATTAACACAGATACTTAATAATAAAATTGAACTTGCTGGCTCACCAGCCTTATTTACACAAGCAGGTGGAGCTAATTTTAAATTTATTGTTAAAAGTGGAGCTACTATATATGGTTTAACTGGTAGTTTTACTCCTAAAAAATATCTTACATATGAAGATAGATCAAAAACACCATATATAAATGATGATGCACGAAACGATTTTTTCTATAAAGATAATCCATATACTAATACATTATCTAATGTAGATTTTTATATATATGATAGTGATGGTAATCAAATATGTCAACCTGGAGATACTATATATTCATGGCAAACATATGACGCTAAATCTACAACTTCTGCTAATACAAGAGTAATATTTGCAGTAAATAATTCTACTATATTAGGATCAAATCAAGGTGGTGCTTGGAATAGATTAAATGTAACTAATGGAAGTGGTTATTATAACTATTTTTACCCATATCATATGGGTGGTAATATATATTTAACTACTCCTAAACAAACAACAGAATTAGATGTAAATTTAGGAACTCCATCCGGTATAACATTAACATCCGGAAGCGCAGTTGAATTTGGATTTGAAGTATCTGGTAGTAATGATACTACTCCTTCTACTTCTGCAAATATTTTACCAATTAGAAATTTTGAACTAAATTCAGGTACATTAAAAGCATTATTCTTCACTTCAAATGGTAGTACGTTATATACAATAACAGGTTCTAAAATTATTAATTTTAGTGGTTCTAATACTATTAGTTTTACATCTAGCATGTATCCTACACCTATAAATGATGGGTATTATTATCCAAATACTGGGTCTAGTTTATATGCTACTTATGGAGATGTAGATTATCCTCTTCCTCCACAGAAAAATGATTTGATAGTATTTGCACCCACTGATATTAATAAAAGAAAAGAATTTGTTATTACAAATACTTTTGTAAGTAATAGTATTTTCTCAATGGAAGTTACTCCACAATTTTATAATTTAGAACAAATAAGTAGTAGTTTTTTAATTTTAAATAGACGACCTAATGAAACTAATATTGTATTAAATACACTTAAAAACCCAGGACAAACATCATATGGTTATGTAATTCCAAAAGATGTTAACCCTGCTATATTAAATAATATCAATACAATAAATGAATCTATTAAAAATAAACTATTAGCGGATCAACAAGGCAATACAACTTACCAATAAATTTGGAAAATAAACTAAAATTTCATATATTTATAAACATACAAACATGCTACCAATATGGCAATCTTAAATAATACAACAATAACAGTAGATGCTGTTTTAACCACAAAAGGACGTGAATTATTAGCACGTAACGATGGTTCGTTTCAAATTACACAATTTGCATTAGCTGATGATGAAATTGATTATACTTTATATAATCCAAATCATCCATCAGGTTCTGCATTTTATGGTGAAGCTTTAGAAAATACACCAGTATTAGAAGCGTTTCCTAACGAATCACAAATAATGCGTTATAAATTAGTAACATTACCTCGTGGTACAGCTAAATTACCAGTTATTAGTCTTGGGTCTAATTCACTTACACTTAAACAAGGTGCTTCATTAACTATCACACCTCAAACATTAAATTATTTAGGTGCTACTAATGCATTTGAAACTAATGGTTATGTTGTAACTATAGCAGATAGTAGATTAGTATCATCATTTACAGGTACAGGTATCACAACAACAACTGTTGGTAATGCATCTTTAAATACAACAACAGGTACTGTATTATCTAAATCACAAGTAGGTACTTCATTTACAATTACAGGTACTACAATTAATACTTTATTTCCTAGTGGTGCTCAAACAGCTGTAGGTACATCATTAGTAACTACAATTACAGCAATTGGTAGAGATAGTGGTGCTAGAATTACTATACCTTTAAACATAACAAAAATATAATTAATATATGTCATTTTCAAGATACGCAACAGATGATTCAGTAATTAGTTCAGAAGCAGTAGTAGCTGGATTATGGAGTAATGGTAGTAATACACTAACCACATTCTTTAGTGCAAGTAATTCTACAGAATATTACGTGAATGTTTACAACACAGGTTCAGCATTATCTGGATCAAGTGTACAATTTGCAATCCAATATGGACATGTAAGTGGATCAGGATCTGCAGCAATTAATGCTAATGCATCAACTGAAGCTTCTCCTTCTCGTTTAGTATATGGAGAATATAGAAATTTAGTATTCGGTACTGAAACTACTAATTTTGCATTTAATGATAACTCGGGTACTACATCTCAAGATTTCTTTGCAATTAATTTTTCTCGTGCTAGATATAAAGAAAGTATTTATCCTGGATCTTTACAATTAGCTTTAAGTGGAAGTGGTGGTACTCTTGTATTAACAGATGATAGTACAACAACTACTCAAACTAGATTTATAGGTGAAAATAGATATTTTAATGTAGTAGCTACTGGTTCTTTAACTGGTACTTCATATGGTTATTTATTCCCTGATTTAGATTTAATAACTTTAGATTGTACATTATTGAATAATGCCGGTGTTGTTAATTTGCCTACTCGTACATCTAACACTTTAACCAATAATGCTTTATTATTATTTTCATCAATAGTATCAGGTTCTAGTTTTAAAGCACAATCACAAGAAACTATTTCATCACGTTATTTCTTTACACGTATTAAAAATAGTGAATTTAACTACACTACTAATCCATCTATTATTGATAATGCTGGTAATTTAATTTATAATACATTAGTAAATAGTCCTCAAACATATATTACTTGTGTAGGTATGTATAATGATAATAATGAATTATTAGCTGTAGCTAAGTTATCAAAACCACTAACTAAAGACTTTACTAAAGAAGCTTTAATTAGAATTAAATTAGACTACTAAAATGTTGTTGATTAGATGTCATCATTCAAAAGAATAAACCCTGCGGACCAATTCCAGGATAAAATAATAGCTAACAAGCGATGGACAGGAACTTATAGTTCCTATCCTTATATCGATGACTATATCAAAGTATATAACGGACAAAATATCCCTGGTGTATTTGACTTAAATAGTCCACAAAGTCAAAGCGTTTATTATAAATTAGAATATGATAAAATAAACCAACTATTCTATCACGATTATACTACTGGACTAGATACTCAACAAAGGACAGCATACTCATTAAACTACGAATCATCATCTGCTACTAGAGCAACTGCTTCTTATTTTGTATATAATGAAAATCCTTTATTCTATACAGAATTTCCTACTAACCCAAATGATACTATTAAAACTATTTATATAGATAAAGATGCATTTGGGAATCAAATACTACCAGGTTCAACTATAATATCATCATCTGATTTTTATATATTAGATGATGGAAATGGTAATTTATATGATTGGAAATATGCTTTTGATGGAATAGACTTAAGTTATTTTTCTTCTAGCTATGTAGATAGTAATTATGTAAAAGAATATTTATTAGCAGGAAGTAATTCTACACTTAGTATAGGTAATTTAAATTGGTCAAATTGGAGTTTTATATGGACTGCTTTAACTCAAAATTGGCCTTCATATACTAACACTAAAACTGTTGCTCCTCCCGTATTTGTAGGTAATGTATTTTATTCTTTCGGAATATATATAATAACTAATCAATATTATCAAAATTACTTCCCAGGTTATTATAAAGGAGGAAGTTATTGGAACAATTGGAATACTAATTGGAATGGAAATAATTCATTATGGCAATCATCTCAAGGAGGAGGATCTATGATAGTAAACTCTCCAAGTTCATCAATTAATGTTCCAATTAAAATTTCATTCCAAAATGAATATCCAATATATGAAAATTATATTTACGTTAAAACAAAAGCAGGTGAATTTAACTTATCATATAACCCAACATTAAGTCCTGGTACTGGAAGTATAGTAGCTGATTTTGCTACTGGATCTATAATATCAGGCTCAAATTCATCAAATTTTGCACCTTATGCAACAACATTAGGACTATATGATGATAACAATCAGTTATTAATGGTTGCTAAATTAGGACAACCTATACCTATATCATCAGAAGATGATATGACATTCGTAATACGTTATGACACATAAATGGAAATATTATAATTCATTTGATATAAATGATTATATTGGTTTTGTTTACAAAATCACAAATTTAACAAACGGTAAGTTTTACATTGGTAAAAAGGTTTTTTGGAATAATAAAAAACATAAACTTACTAAAAAACAATTAGCTGAACATACAGGAGTAGGCCGCAAACCAGTTCATGAAGTCATTAAAACTGAGAGCGACTGGAAGACTTACTGGGGCTCATGTAAGCCACTTCAAGCCGATATAAAGCAGTTAGGCGCTGATAAATTCGATTGTTCTATACTTAAGTTATGTACTACTAAGAAACAATTAACATATTGGGAAATACATTATCAGTGTGTTAATGAATGTATAGTTTCGCCTAATCGATCTTATAACGAAAATATAAGCGGAAAATTTTTCCCAAAAGATTTGGTATAGTCAAATAAGGTTATTATATTTCCTATAATGGATAATGCTATAATACTGAATTTATTAGAATCTGTTTTGGGTAAAAGCCATAACACAAGTAAAGGCAATGCTGCTTTTATGTGTCCGTTATGTAATCATCATAAACCTAAATTAGAGATTCAAATTAATACAAATGAAAAGGGTGAAAATCCTTATCATTGTTGGGTATGTAATGCTAAAGGTAAGAAATTATCTACATTACTCTCTAAAATAAACGTACCTACTAATAAAATGGAAGAACTAAAATTAATAGTTCAACCAGGTAAAACAATAGAATACGCTACTGAGGAAATTAAAATACCTAAAGAATTCATTCCGTTAAGTAATATTGATTCACTAGATAAATTAACTAAATTAGAAGCAAGACGTGCTATACATTTTTTAAAGAAACGTAATATTACTTTAGAAGACGTATTAAAATATAATATAGGTTTCTGTAATGAAGGTAAATATAGTGGTAGAGTAATTATACCATCTTATAACGAATATGGACATGTAAATTATTTTATTGCTCGTGCTTATACTGATGTAGATCGCAAATACAAAAATCCTCCTGTATCCAATAAAGTTATTGGTTGGGAACTAAATATAAATTGGGATGCACCCATCATCCTATGTGAAGGCGTATTTGACGCTTTAACAATAAAACGCAACGTTATTCCTTTATTCGGAAAAGTAATTAATGAAACGTTAATGATGAAGTTAGTAACTTCTACTGTTAAAAAAGTATACATTGCATTAGACAAAGATGCATATAAAGATGCTTTAAAACACTGCCAAACACTTATGGACTACGGTAAAGAAGTATATTTGGTAGAGTTAGACGGTAAAGATGCTAATGAAATAGGTTTTGAACATTTCTTAACAATTCTAGAGCAAACACCTGTTTTAACATTCTCAGGGCTACTAGAAAAAAAACTAAATTTATGATCGAAAAAAATTCGAACATCATCAAAGATTCTAAAATAAAACGTATTGTAGAACATAACGAAGGTGATAAGCAAATCAACGTATTAGACCAACGTTTTTATAGTCGAGACGGTAAGTATTATCCATCTGTAACATCTATTTTGAATTATTTTCCTAAAAATCAATTCTTTCATAGTTGGTTAAAAGACGTAGGTCACAACAGTGATATAATTGCTTCTAAAGCAGCTAACGAAGGTACACAAGTACACAATGCTATTGAAGATTTTCTTCATGGTAAAGAAATTACATGGATTGATGAATGGGGAAATACTAAATATAATTTGGATGTTTGGAGAATGATTATTCGTTTTGCTGATTTCTGGAATACTCATAAACCTGAATTAGTAACTACAGAATATCATTTATTCTCAGATGAACATCAATACGCAGGAACTGCGGATATTATTGTACGTTTTCAAGATAAATTGCAATTGTGGGATATTAAAACATCTAATTCATTACATACGTCTTATAACATGCAGCTATCAGCTTATGCTAAAGCATGGAATGAAACACACAATGAAAAAATTGAAGAAACACAAATTATTTGGTTAAAAGCGTCAACCCGTGGACCAGCTAAAGATAAAATTCAAGGTAGTGGATGGCAATTAAAGTCATGTGGTAACTTAGAAGATAATTTTAAAATGTTTTTAAATATATATGACATTTATAAATTAGAAAATCCTGACGCTAAGCCGTTCACCGAAAAATTACCAACTTCAATCAAATTAGCGTAATTGTAAATATTTATAGGTGGTTTGGACTGTCAAACTGCCTATATTAATTTTACGTATAATGATTAAACTAACCGATATTTTAAAAGAAATTGCTGATGGTTCACCAAAAGCAATATTTCTTGCAGGTCCTGCGGGTGCTGGTAAATCTTATATTGTTAAACAATTGATACCTGCTGGTAAGTTTAATATCATTAACGTTGATGATGCTTATGAAGAATTACTAAAAGCATCAGGTGTTGGTTTACAACAAAAAGATTTTGGTCCTGAAGAATTATCTGTAGCAGCTAAAATGATGGGACGTGCACAAGCACAAACTAAAGAAAAATATGCTGAGTTATCTAAATCAAAACAAAATATAATCATTGATGGTACTGGTGCTGCTATTAAACCTTTGTTAAAGAAAAAACAAGAATTAGAAGCATTAGGTTATAAAACATTTATGATAATGATTTGGGTATCACCAGTTACATCATTAACTAGAAATGCAAGTCGTGATCGTTCATTATTACCATCTATTGTATTACGTACTTGGAGGGATGTAAATAAAAATGTAGACGATTACAGACAAATATTCGGCGATAATATAGTAGTAATTAATAATAATCCTGAAAACGCTGAAACTGGATATAATTACGATGATATTAAAAAACGTTTTTTCGATACATCTAAAGCTAAAGGTAAACCAAAAACACCTGAAGAAATAGAGAAATTAAAACAACAATCATTACAATTAAGACAAGATATAGAACAATTAGTTCAATCTACCCCAGAATTTGATACTATCGAATCTGCTAAATCAAAAATAAATACATTTATATCATAATGAATTTAGGACAATATATAGCTCAACAATTATTAGAAGGCGAAGAATTACAAAAAACTATCGCTATATTTCCTGGTGCTTTTAAACCACCACATAAAGGACATTTTGAAGTAGTTAAAAAATTACTTGGTAAAGCAGATCAAGTAGTTGTATTGATATCACCAAAAACACGTGGTGGTATTAGTGCTGACGAAAGTATAGATGTTTGGAATGTATATAAAGAATTATTAGAACCTAATGTTGAAATTAGAATAGCGGCTGAAAATCCTGTTAAAGAAGCATATGGTGTTGTTAAAGATAATCCTGATACTAAATTCATATTAGCATTTGGTAAAGAAGAATCAGATCGTTTTAAAAACATCACTCAATTTCCAGATAAATATAGAAATGCTGAAATATATGATGCTGGTAATTTCGAAGGATTAAGTGCAACTCAATTCAGAAATGTTTTAAAATCAGGTGAATTAAATAAAATTCAACAATTTTTACCCGATGGGGTTAATCCAATTGATATAAATGCTATATTTAATCCAAACCAACCTGAAGAACAACAACCAGAAGAAATTAACCCATTAGATAATCAACCTAATACATTACCTGATAGTGAACAACCATTACAGGAACTTCAATTAGGTGCTGGTGAAAGAAGTCCATATCAAGACTATATTAGAGCAAATGCAGGTGCTGTACAAGCAGCAGCTCAATATTTTAATTATCCTATACCAGATTTAGAATATGCTTTTTATGCAGGTATGGAAACAGTAATGTCTGATGATACTTGGCGTAAATTAGAAAATAGTAATTCATATGAAGTTACTTCATTAGAAGAAGTAATTAAAATGGCTCAAAAAGAAGGTATTGATCTTATGCCATATATTATTGCAATTAAAAAAGAAGAACAATTACCTTTTCCTTTAGTATTTAACTATGCACCTGACAAATATTATTTAGTTGGTGGTAATATTATTTTATCATTATATAAAGCATTAAACGTTATCCCTATAGTATTAATGGCTACAGTTAATGTAAATGATAAAAAATATATTGATCAAACAAATTACGAATTACAAGAAATAGAAGAAGAAGAAAAGGATAAAAATAAAAATTTAAAGAAAGCATTAGGTAAATTTATGAAATATGCCACCGAAGCTTTACAATTACAAACCCCACCAGCTGGTTTAACGTTATCACAAGATACTAATGAATCACGCTCAAAACATACATTTGGACATTTTACACCAGATACTAAGAAAATATGGTTATATGTTAAAAACCGAAATACAGCAGATATTCTACGTACATTAGCTCATGAATTAGTTCATTTAAAACAAGCTGAAGAAAATAGATTAGATCAAAATAGTGGTGAAACTGGTTCTCCAATCGAGAATGAAGCAAACGCTATGGCTGGAGTATTATTACGTAATTTTGGTAAAGATAACGAATTTATATACGAAGCGTTAGAGCCAAAAAAAACCTCTAAGTTCAAAATCTATTGTGACATGGACGGCGTACTCGTCGACTTTGAAGAGGGATATGAACGATTAACAGGTAAAGATATTAGAGGAAATCACGTTAAAGGTGATGGTGATTTTTGGAAACCAATAACAGATGCTGGAGTTAAATTTTGGACTGGATTAAAATGGATGTCTGATGGAAAAGAATTATGGAACTATATTAAAGGATATAACCCAGAATTATTATCAGCTCCATCACGTGAAGAATCATCTAGAATTGGTAAATATGTTTGGGTTAAACGTAACTTACCAGGTGTTAAATTGTTATTGAAAAAAGCAGAACGTAAACAAGATTATGCTACGCCAGATTCTATATTAATTGATGATAGAGAAGATAATATTCAACGTTGGAAAGATGCAGGTGGTATAGGTATTCATCATACATCAGCTGCAAGTACAATTCAACAGTTGAAAGATATAATGAGTAATAATTTAAATGAAAATTATAAACCTGAAGATGAAATATTCTCAGCATATCATGGACGTTATGTATTCAATGTTTCTAAAGCATATGATTTAATTAAAAAAGGTAAAATCAAAACTGTAATACAAAAACGAGATTATCCAATAATGCATCATATGGCTCATCCTGAATTTTCACAGGCTGATCCTGAGAAATATAAAAAGATGGTATTAGATTATGATCAACCACTAGGATTACTTGTTAATTATTATGATCCAGAAGAAAATGAAACTGAATGGTTATTAATAGATGGTAATCATAGAACACGTAAAGCCGTAGATGAAAAACATTGGGGTAAATATATATTAGTACCTAATGTAGAAGATACAGCTAAATTTTTAACAATAAATAGCGACAAACCTAGAAAATTATTTTTAGACGACGAAGATTAAAAACTAAATAAAGTTATGGATAATAGCAATAACTCAATGATGCAGCGTGAATTTAAAGAACGCGACATCCAACGTATGAGAAATATAATCAAGAAAGATTATACAGCTAAAACAGTTACACAAGTAGGTTATTCTAAATCTCAGGAAGATCACGAAGAAGGTGATGAATGGGAAGAAAATGGTAAAACATGGACTATCAAAAATGGTATTAAACAAACCGTAACTCGTTTTGATGAATTAAAACGTAGTGTTAATTTACCTTTAGTTTGCCCTAGTTGTAAAAAACCAATGAAAGTATTTAATGCTAATAAAAAAATGTGGTCTATACATAAAATGTGTTTAGACTGCGTTACTGATATGGAAACTAAACTAAAACGTGAAGGTAAATACGAAGAATATCAACGTAATATGACCATCAATGGTGTTAAAGAACATATCAAAGAATTAGAAGAAGCATTATTAGATTTATCATTAAATGGAGGTGATGAACAATTCGTTACTGAAGCTGGTGATATTGAAATATGGAAAGGTAATGATGAATCTCGTAAACGAATTGTACAGGAATTACAGGAATACATTGAAAAACTTAAAGATATTACCAGTTCATAATATTTATTAGCATAATATGCTAACACCTATGGATAATAACATCTTTTCAATTCTTGCAACAGCAATCACAGTTTTGGGCGGCTCCGCAGCTTGGCGATACTATGAAAAACGTGCTATGCACCGTGAAAAAGACGAAGATTTTATTCGTCATGATTGTAAAGATCGTATATCTAAATTAGAAGCTTTATTAGAAGCATCATCAAGAGAAAAAGATGAGCTACGCGCGATGGTGTTAACATTAACTAAAGAAGTAGCAGCATTAACAGTTAAAGTTGAATTTTTAACTAGTGAAAACCAGAAGTTAGAAAAAACACTTTTACATGATTAAATTATTAGACATAGTAAAAGAGGTTGAATTACAAGGAAAAAACTTCCTTGATACTCAATTAGCTAAACATGATGATTTACATTATAATGATCATATGAAAGAAATTGAAGGACATATTCAAAAAGCTATAGCTAATAAAGATCCCCGATTTATCCATAACCAACTAGAAGAAATAATTAAACACGCTCAATCAGCACAGGATAAAGTATTGAATTCAAATGAAAGAAATTCAGTATATGATGGTAGTGAACATATAGCAGGTTTTCACGCTAAAAATGCTAAATTCTAATGATTAAATTATTAGACATATTATCAGAAAGTGATCCTAAAGTAGGTACAGGCAAAAAACCAGAAGGATCTGGTCGTAGACTTTACACCGATGAAAATCCAAAAGATACAGTACGTGTAAAATTCAAAACCGCTCAAGATATAAAAGATACTTTATCTAAAGAAACATTTAAATCAAAACCACACG